CGTGACCACGACGATCCCCGTGTTGTCGCCCGTCTTCGATCCGTCGAACGCGAGCACCACCCGGGCGCCATCCGGGATCACCCGGCCCGGGTCGGCACGGTCCTCCCACGACCCGGCCGGCAGCCACGCCTGCGCCGAGCTCACCCACTGGTTGAGCCGCTTCGTGCGGAACTCGTTCTCCGGCGTCCGCAGCACCGCCGACGCGAAATCCTCGCTGTCCACGATCTCGCCGAACCCCGGGTTGGCCCGCCGCCACACCTCCGGGTCCCGGTGATCAGCCTCGGCCAGGGCAGCCCACCAGGCCATGAAGAACGACGGGTCCTCCAGCTCACCCGCCGCCACCCGCTGGCCGTACTGGAACAGGCCGTAGCACGTCGAATCCCCGCCCGAGCGGTCCGACTTCACCCCCGCCGTCGTGATGATCAGCATCAGCGGGTCACGCCGCGCACCCATCGCCAGCGACATGACGTCGTACAGCTCCCGGTCCGGCGCCGCGTGCAGCTCGTCATAGACCACGAGCGTCGGGGACAGGCCCTCCTTCGTGAACGCCTCACTGGAGAGGCACCGGTACGCAGACCCGCTGGCCGGATGCTCCAGCGCGTCCCGGTAGACCCGGATCGCCCCCGACAGATCCGGGTCCAGCTCGACCATCCGGCGGGCCACGCCGAACACGATCCGGGCCTGCTCCTTGTCGGTCGCGCAGCTGTAGACCTCGGAGCCCTGGCCGCCGAACATCAGGCCGTACAGCGCCACCGCCGACCCCAGCGCCGACTTCCCGTTCTTGCGGGGCAGGCCGATCATCGCCGTCCGGTGGCGGCGGCGGCCATCCGGCCGTACCGCGAACACCATCCCCAGCACCCGCCGCTGCCACGACCGCAGCTCGATCAGGTCACCCGACCGGCCGCCGATCGAATCCTTCGTGATCCGGCACATCGACTCGATGAAGTCCGCCAGGTCATCCACGTCGCCGCGGGCAACATCAGCGGCCGGGACCGGCGTCAGGATGAGCGGGGGAGCTACCACGCGCCGCCGTCCCCGGCAGGCTCAGGAACAACCTCGGCGACGACCACGGAGGTGTCCGCCCCGCGCTCCCGCGCCTCACGCCGCGCCGCCAGCTCGTCCAGCTTCGAGGCCGTCTTCACCACCGCCAGGCCCAGCCTCGCCGCCGCCGTCGGCGTCAGCCCGAAGTCGTCCAGGATCCGCCTGATCGCCGCCTCACACTGCCGCGCCTCCGCGATCAGCGGATGCGACACCGGCTGCCCCTGCGAACCGCGGCCGACGTCCCCGTCCGCCTTCACCCGCTTGCGGAACCGGGCGGCGTCGTCGCGGTAGCGGCACGCCTGCTCGGCCAGCTCGTAATCGCGCACCGGATCAAGCCACGCCGCGCCAACGGTCCAGATGCGCCGCCACAGCCGCTGTCCCGGGTCCTGCAGGCCAACCGGGCGGCGGGGAGTGGTGGCCATCCCGCCAGCAGCGGGCACGGCCAGCGCCTGGCCGCGCGGTTTCCGCTGGTTAGCGGGCTTCCTGGCCCTCGGGCCACTGCCCGGACCGCCCATCAGGCCCTCCGTTACGTTGCGTAGTCATTATTTCGAGGCACATTCGGGATTTGACGTCCAAACATTTGGAGCCACTGAGCGCGGGTGATCGGTACCCGTCCCCAAAAGATCATGCGTATCATGCGGCACGCTTGCAGCGAGGCACGCTGAGCTGGCCATACTTCACTGCGAGGTTGTACAGCGATCCGACATTGGTGTAGCCGAGTTCGTCGGCGATGTCCTGCCACGCCCAGTCTTCGTTACGCATCTTGGCTGCCTGCTTGCCGATGCTCTCGATGCATGGATGGCAGAGCTTCTGCCTGCTTCGCGGTGTGAACGTGACACCGCAGCGGCACTGGGCCAGCTTCGGCGATGGCTTGATCTTGATGACTGGCTGAAGCTTGGCTGTGATCACGACGCCTGGTGTCATCGCCCAGAGCGTGAGTTGGCCCATGTAGTCGCTGCCGTCCTTGGGTCGCTTCTGGTTGCACAGTCGGCAGATGATGCGGACGTTGCCGTGCGTGTGCGTACCGCCGACGCCAACCGGCAGGATGTGATCCAGTTCCTTGCTGGTGGGCAGGTGCGCCTTGCTGGTCATGAACACGCCGCAGAGCTTGCACTTGCGAGTGCGCCTGCGCAGATCGGCCTCTTGTGCTGGCGTGATATCGCTCTCGCGGGTGATCGTCCGCCGCTTGCTGCGCTTCCATCGGTGGTAGTCGTCGCTCCGGTTGGAGCGCTTGCGGCGATGCTCCTTCGAGCAGATCTCGCCGCAGGTGATCTGTGATGGATGGCGGCCGACGAATAGGCGACTGCATTCTGTGCAGTTCTTGATCCAGACCTTCCGGACTTTCCGGGAGTACACGCGGCTGGAGCCGTGCTTCTGCGCGTACTCAGCACCTGCGGCGCGACATGGCTCACACGGCTTCTCGCCAAGCCTGAAGTGCCGCCGGTAGGCCGCGTACGTCCCGCACGGCCGGAGAGTGCGAGGATGTGCTTGACGGCGCTTCCAGTTGGCCTTCAAGCACTCAGGCCTGCAGAATTTCCTGGCCCCATGATTGGGCGTGAACAGCTCGCCGCACTCCTGACAGGGCTTCGGCTGGTGTGGTTGCTTCGGCAAGGTCACTGGGCAGCAGTAGAGGCACTTAGCGCTGCGGAGGGTCGCTCCGCAGGTCTCGCAGATCCACAATGGCCGCCGCCCGCTGCCTGGCCCTCCCATCACTTGCCCCTGTTCCACGCGGTATTACAGGCCGAATGAGCCGGAGCCAAATTGCTCAACGCGCTCGTGCCGCCTTTGCGGATGGGCCTGATGTGCTCGGCGGTGATTTTCTGGCCCTCCCTGAACGGCTTGCCGCAGATATAGCAGGGCCGTCCATTACGGCCCTGGGCGATAACGGCAGGCCGGTTTTTGCGGTATTCGGCGTCGTAGCCTCGTGCTTGTGCTGATGGCCTTTGTGATTCCCTGGCCCGTTCCCATATGGCCTGGTCTTTCGGGCAGCGTGAGCCGTTGCGGGTGGGTGTGCCGCAGTCGAGGCATGGCCGTGGTAGAGCCACATCATCGAACGCAGTGACGAGGGGTTATCCACATATCCACAGCTCCTATGAACCTGTACGTTGCATCGAAGTCAAGCCCTTGGATGGTTGTTGGGGTTGGGCCGGGCCGGGGCGCTGTTAGTAACGGCGTGACTGACGGTGTGAGTAACGGCGTTACGGATGTGCCTTCCTCCAGCGCTTTTGCCGTTCTGCTGTCGCTCTCCTCTCGTTATCCACAGCTTCCTTGGACGGGTTGTAATCGAGGTAGTCGGGCATTTGCCAGCCGCCTCGCGCACGGCGCCACAGCTTCGTCCTGACGAGCACCTCGGCGAGTTCACGCGTGCCGTAGAGCAGCGCTATCTCGTCCGGGATGAACCCGTTCGTCAGATACTGGGCGGCGTACGTGCCGCAGCGGACGTACAGGCCGACCGCCTCATTTCCCGCAGCCAAGATCTTGGGGTGGCTGTGGAAGCTGTCGTCTAGCCGGAACCAAGGCATTCACGTCGTCCTGTCTCCATGGTTGGCGGCTAGGAATACCGGCGCGTGGGTGCCGGGCAGTTCTTGTACCACCAGCTGCACAGCTTGCGGAGATCCGCTAGCGTCGCTGGCTTGGGCTCCGGGAAGTTCGGCCCCCCGGGGTAGTAGACCTGCATGCGGGTCATGTCAGACCCGTCAGGTGACCGGCTCCAGAACACGACGGCCGTATTGCCTTGTTTCCGCAAGGCGTCGAATGCGATGTCCTGCGCCCGGTTGACGCGGCCATTTGGCAGCTTGTGCTCGAGGAACAGGCAGACGCCACCTCGTTCTACGTGGCCGTCTATGTCCTCAGGCTTGATGATGGAGCCGAAGCAGCCGTTCAGCATCGCCCAGTCCGGCGATGACTCTAGGTACTTGTCCTGGTGCTTGATGGTCATGGCCACCGCCTGACGATCGCGCCGACGTCTTTGAACTCCGTGGCGAAGCGGTCAGGGTCAGGGCCGAAGTAGGCCAGGACGCTGCCGTGAGTTGAGCCCTGACGGCGGCCAGTTCCCGCACTGAAGTCGAGCCGCTGG